CGCAAGGCCGCGCAGCTTTACGAGTTCATCGGGCAGAAGCCGGGCAGCATCATTCCTGCCCGGCATTACACCTCCATCCTCGCATGGTTCAAAACTCCACTCATGCCGCAAGCTATGAAGGATGCCTTTGCTGCCCTCGACTGGACACCGCACGAGCAAGTGGAATACTGCGAGAAGAAGAACAACGACTGGCCATTGATCCAGTCCCAACTCGAAAACATGATCGGAACCGCGAATGAAGGGGAGAAATAACATGACCGTAAGTGAATTGATCGAGCAACTTTCCGAGCGTCCCGACCGTGAGGACTTCGAGGTAATCATTGAGCACACCTTGGCTCGGCTGGATAGCTTCATCCTTGCTGTTGATGGCAAGAGACTCACATACGAAAGGTTGACCGCATGAAGGAAACACCTGAACTCCTAGACAAAATAACCGATATAGTCCTCGCATACCGCCCCAAGCCAAAATCGAAGGGGGGTAAGAGGCGAGTACGCAAGGCGAAGAAAGCAAAGGAGGCAGATGAGAATAGGAAGTCAAGTATATAAATCCCCTTCACTGTTCCAGGTGGTTTAATCGACAGACTTATGAAGGAGTATGCGTTGCACGAAGCGACTGCCAACTACACCTTGAACCCAGGTATCAAGGAGCGGCTTACAGCCAAGAACGTAGAAATTGCCGTTCGCTTAGCCGCGCTGGGAGTCAACCGATAAGCCTAGAAATAAAGTTTCTGACGGCAGGGTTTCCGCGCTATAATTCAAATCAGCGGACTGAAGGGGCCGCTATTGTATGAGTGAGCAGTCAAAGCGGATTTCTTCAGAGGTTCGAAAGTCCAATCTTCTATCTGTGCGCTTCGAAGTGATGGCTGGACGCGTCCTCCAATTACGTGACAGTCAGTTCGGTGTACTGGATGTTCACGAAGAAAAGACACTGATGAACATCGAGCAGTGCTTGATGGCACTATCTAAGGCGAGGGTTGGCACTCGATGAAGCAGCGCGTCACAGTCAACGGCACTGAGTACGACTCCGTCGTGGAGTCTAGCGGGTGGGTCATCTGCTCGTCCACAAAGCACGACGGAGTATTCACCACAACGATGGAAGAGCTACAGGCGCAGTACGGCGTAAAGACGGCATACTTCGTGCGTCAGGCGCTGAACGAGAGGAGCCTGTATGGACAATGAATCGAGATGTGTAGAGTGCGGTAAGAAGATTCCAGCGGGTGCCCAGCAAAAGTGCAAGGCTGGAGGTCTATGCAACTGGCACGTGCCGAGGCAGCTTCAATGGCCGTCAGTAATGTCCCTTGTGCTCATGCTGAATGACTGGCCAATAGGGGTCTACGCCTCGGCCATCGAGGCGAAGGCAGCTGCCGAAGCCGACTGGAAGAAACGCGAGCCACGCTGGGAACAGCAAGGGCTGAAGCTAGGGGAGTCACTGGACGCGATCAGTCTGCACTCGTTCCCATTCCAGAAGTGGCACTACTGGAAGCAGGAGTTCACGGTCAGTGCTGAGGCCCGTCTGTAAACCCACTAAAGTTTCCCTGGCACTGCGCCTCTCATGCAGTCGCCCCAACCATAACCTCTAGCAAGGAGAACGAAAATGGCAGTGAAGGTGAATGTTGTATTTAGCGCGGCTCAGGCCGAAGCGCTTGTGAAGGCTCTTGGAACCGTTGCAAAGCAGACCAAGACGGTCGAAGCGATCACGGCAAAGGTGCAGGACGCTATCACGGCGAGCGCCGGGGCGTAGCTTACGAGGGCCCCCTTAGACCTTCGGGTCTGAGGGGCCTCTTTGTTTGTCTTCACGCCGTCAGGTTTCACGCCTAAGCCTGAGTTTCTGGGGCCACAAGAAATAATTCAGAAATAGTTCGTCCGGGCCTTGTTTTCCGCGCTATAATGGTTTCAGTTCGAAGGGAGAAACAAAATGTTCACAACCGAAGTTGGAAGCCGCGTCAGCCCGAAGGCCGTCATTGCTCTCGTTATCGTCGGCATCTTCATTGCCGGCGTAGCGTTCGCCCTGGCCCACAACGTTCTGCCGTACGCTTGGATCACGCTGTGAAATTCGGGGATCGCATCTACCGCACGGCAGAGTGGGTCATATTCTTGGTTCTTTGTGCCGCGCTGGTCGGCGGTTTGTACTCACTTTACCTAGCCCGCTGAGCGGCGTAGACCCTTCACGTCGTACACCCTAATTCGTTGATATACAGGTTCCAACCCTGTAAGGAGAAACAAATGCCACAGTCCATGCAACAGAAGCGCAAGAGTTCACTCGCCCGTCTCAAGGCCGCAAAAGCTGCTCACCAGGAAGAGCAGGGAACCAGCAGCTTACCGAGCGAAGAAGTAAGAGCGCAAATCACAAACCTCACCCGTATGATCGCCGACACCGAAGCCGCCATTGTGAAGGGAGGCCGGTAATGTCAAAGTCAATTCTGAAGAACACCAAGGCCGCGCCGACCGCGAAAGAAGCCATCAAGAAGGCTCTGGAGGCACCGGCTGTGAAGGCTGCCGCGAAGGCGCTCACCGGAAAGAAGATCCTGGCGAAGCTCAAGCCCATCACCGTAGTGCCGCCGCCTGTAAAGGCCAAGGCTCCTGAGACCCTCCGCGCTGACCCCGCTCGCACGGCGGCTAACTTGCCGGCGGCGATCAAGACGCTCAGCCGTGAGACAGCAGGGGCGTACGACCTGGCGTCCATAGCCGACGACGGCCCCGGTTACGGCTCGCGGCTACGCGTGCTGAAGGCGCTACGAGGCGGGGAGCGTGTGGCGGCCAAGGACGCTGAACCGGCCAAGCTCAGGCGCGAACTACACGCTGCCATGGGAGCTACGTCCACGGGCGCGTTCGTGCTGAAGTGCGCGGCAATGGAGGCGGTAGCGCGGAAGGCGTCGAAGGACCTGTCCAAGCGCCTATCGGACAGCAAGAAGGCTGGCGACGCGGCAAAGACCGCGTTCTTGCGCACTCAGAAGCCGATCCTGGACGGCAAGCCGATTCTGGATGCGCCTAAGAAGATGAACAAGAAGGAAGAGGCAGCTGACGGCGCGGCGTTCAGGGCTGAGCTAGCGGCTCGGGTTGCAAGAGCGACGTGCGAAGCGGCTAAGGTGTCGGTCGCAGTGCCCCGGCCCAACGCTGAGATTCACCTCGACATGAGTGAGGTCTGCATACTGGAAGACCCCAAAAATGGAATCGTTCTGCTGCAGTTGGAAAAAACTAACTCGCAAGGTGCGATTTGCGTTTATAATAACGGTAGTCGTGTTGCAGCCGGAGTCGTACCGACTGAAGTTCTGAGAACCCTGCGTGCCCTCGCAAGTAGCGATCTAGTGAGAGACGTAAACCAGTTACTACACCCCATAACGGCTGGTGTAATTGTAACGCCTGTGGCGGAGCGCCACTTAACGGCAGTGTTGAATCACTGCAAGGAGAACATCATGGCAACTGTAACCGTTGAAAAGAAGTCCTCAAAGTTCGCACCGCCCGCTGGGGCCGCGAAGAAGTCCGCCAAGAACGCCAAGGTCGCCGTAGACACCAAGGTCAAGGCGGTTGTCAAGGAGAAGGCACCTCGTGCGGCCGCGACCGGCGTCGGTGGCTTCGATGACGCGCAGACGATCACCGTCGTGGCGGCTGAGAATCCGTACCGTGAAGGTACGAAGGCGTTCAACACCTTCGGTCTCTTCGCAAAGGCAAAGACCGTCGGCAAGTTCCGCGAGATGTCGGCTGACAAGGCTCAGTACGAGACCGGCTACATCCGTTACAGCTCGCGCGACGGCCACATCAAAATCAAGTAGTTTCACACGTTCGTGCTTAGCCGCCAACTGCTGTACTGGGTTGGCGGTTTTGCGTCGGCAAGTACTTGCTTACGCGATGCGTAGCACACCTACGGGACGCCCCACCCTGGCCTAAGTAGTAAGCGCAGCGAAAGGGCAAAGAGCCAAGCTATTGACCTCTATGGGTAAAAGGCTACGCATCGCGTAAGTATATTACTACGAAAATGCAACAAGGAAGAGGCAGAAGTGATTTTCAAGCTAGCTGGAACATCCGGAAGCGGTAAGAGCTCATTTATGCGTGAGGCGCTGAAACTGTGGGATTTCACCCCAGTTCTGTGGACACCTGACAAACCGAAGATCAAGGAATACGTAGCGACCGTGAAGCCGGGCCAGGCTCTGCATGGAACGTATAAAAAGGTAGTGGTGCTGGGTGATTACCGCGCACCGTGCGGCGGCATGGACGGCGTGAACGACAAGAACGATCGGTTCGACATCGTGTCGAAGTACGCCGACCGTAAGCACCGTGATACGCTTGTGCTGTGCGAGGGGCTGATCTTCGGCGGCGTGTACGGCGTCACTGAGGGCCTGGGCGTGCTCAGTGAGCAGAAGGGCGCGGTGCCGTGGGTGTACGCGTTCATGTCCACGCCTCTGGAAGTGTGCCTAGATCGCTGTCGGCAGCGCCGAGAGGCACGAGGCGTGACCGAACCAATGAACCCCCACAACACAACGACAAAGCACAGAGCGGTGGAGTGTGTGCGAGAGCGGGTGATTGCAAACGACAACGCGAACCAGCACGTGTATGAAGTGGATCATCGTCTCAAACCGGCGACAGCGTTCAAGAAGCTGTGCACGTTCTTGGAGGCCCTGTGAAGCCTGTGGCTGTGGAAGTTACAGCGGCGAAGCCCCGGCGTGCTGCGAAGACAGAGGCCGGCATGGAGTTCCCGCTGTTGGATGAGTTCGTTTCGTTTGTGACCGAGCGCTGGGCCATCCACCAGCGCCGCCTTTCCGGGAAGCCCGCACCGTGGACGACTGACCCCATTCTGTTGAAGTATAAGTTCACCAACGTTCGCAGAGAGGATGATAGAGTCACGCGGTGGCTCCATGAGCACTGGCTTCGGCCGCACCAGGATGACCTTCCCAGCGCAGTGTTCGCGATGTGCCTTGCGCGCATCGTAAACCTTCCCTCTACGATGGAGGCGCTAGGCTACCCTTCGACGTGGAATGCAAAGAGGTTCACGCGCATCATGGAGAGCCGAAAGGCCGACGGGCTGAGAAGTTTCAACGGCGCATACATGATCAACGCCGTCGGCGCTACGCGTGGCCAGTCAAAGGCGAGCTACCTAGCTGAGAGCGTACTGCCGGGCTGCTGGGCGGCGCGTAAGCGCGTTGCGGCCGCGCTAGAGACGGGGTCGTTGAGAGCGGCGTTCGATGAACTGATAAAGTGCAACGGTATGGGCACATTCATGTCCGCGCAGATTCTGGCGGATATTAAGAACACGCCTGTAGGCCTCAAGGCGGCTGACTGGAGCACGTTCGCCGCCAGCGGGCCTGGGTCTAGACGCGGGCTGATGCGCTTGCAAGGAATAGCCGTATCGCAGGGTAAGTCGGGCTACCCTGGAACTGAAGCTGACTGGCACGCCACGTTACTGGAGCTACGTAAGCAGGTTCTACCGCTACTACCGAAGGAGCTTAAGAAGCTGGACGCTCAGAAT